AGGATAGTCGGCGCACCCTGCCCAGCCAACAGGATCTGGAATATGCCCGTCATTTAGGACACATTCCCTGTCAGTACGCAGACCGTTCCAGAGATAAATAAGACGGTACAGACACCCCTAGTTGATAGGGTCACGGTAGCCTTATCTGTGTCAGTTCCCGCAATGTAAGCGGTTGTGATTGTGCAAGTAATCGTGATGTTGCCGGTCGTGTTATTGAAGATTGATACCGCATCACCAGCCGCAAAAGTCGAGTTAGGAATCGTAATCGACCCGCCCGACCCCACGCCAACAAACTCACCAATGTCACCCAAAGCTAGGGTGTATGAGGTTGTCTTGTCTGACCCTGACTGCGGAATGTTGAGATAACCAATGCTTGAGCTAACCGGGGGGAAAGTCATAGTCGTGCTATCAGTACCCGCAAGGGTCAGCGTATTGCTAACCGATAAGGTCTTGCCGTTAGTAACCGTTAGGGTTCCCGTACTGCTAGAGATTGTCAGGCCATTGACGCTAGTTGCGGTCGCAGCTCCGATATTAGGAGTAGTCAGAGACGGGCTTGTCGCAAATACCAAAGATCCAGAACCTGTCTCGTCTGTTACTGCCGCAGCTAGATTTGCAGATGACGGGGTTCCAAGCCAAGTTGCTACACCAGTTCCAAGAGATGTCAGTCCAGTTCCACCGTAAGCCGTTCCAAGCGCATTGGTCGGGGTCAGGCTTGTAGCAGTTAGCGCACCTGTGCTTGGGTTAAATTGGAGCTTGGTTGACGATACGTCTAAAGTGGTTTCGTTGCCGGTCGTGACGTTTGAGAACGTGATGTACCGCGTGGCGTTGGTGGTCGTATCGTCTGTAATCGTGACCCCAGAGACATCACTTGACCAAGTAGGAACCCCAGAGGCCAGCTTTAGAACCTGACCGTCTGTGCCAGCCGCAAGGAACGTGGTCGTGTTTGTTGCTGACTGATAGGGTAGAGAACCGGTCGCACCACCAGCTAGACTAGTAGCCAAACCAGCCGTGACTGATGACGGAGCCCTGCTCTCCCAGCGTGCGTCCGTGTTATCCCAAACGATCAAATCATTGTCTGATGGACTTGGTGCGTATACGTTTGACAGGTCGTTTAGTCGGGGTTCAAACGTAGGTCTTACAAATAAGATGCCGTTGGTATTGTCAGCGTGAACGACCGCAGCTACCTGAACCTTGGCGTTTGGTGCATTTGGTACGTTTTTGGTCAGTCCACCCGTAACCGCAGGGTTGTAATACAAAACGTCCCCGTCAACCCAAGTTTCACTTACAGGGGTTCCAGAGGTGTCGATTCCTTTAACCTCTCCAAATGACTGAACGTAAATCCAGCCGTTGAGCGCCGCTGACTCCTTGGCTATGCCTAAAACGTAGTAGCCGGTAGCCGCAGTTAGACCCGTAGCTGGAGCGCCTAATAAGCCCCCGGACGATCCTAACGTGCCGGTCAGCATTACGACATTGCCTTTAGTAATTGCGGACGATGCCTTGACGCGGTAGTAGCTTTCTTGCGTAAGTTTTAGTTCTACGTTGTTGTTACCAATTAACTGCAAGGTCTGGGTGTTGTCGTTGTTATTCCAAGACAGAGAGCCCGCACCGCCTACAACTGACGCGGGAGTGATGTCAAAGTTGATCTCGTTGACGTTTTGCAACGCACCAGCGTCAGACAGGGTAATCGTAGAGTTCTGGATGACCTTGCCGGTTGTTCCATCGAACCGCGTAATTGCGTTGTCTGTGGACGATGCTGGGCCGGTTACGTCACCAGCCCCTGAAGCAGAAGTCCATGTTGGAACCCCGCTTGCCAAAACCAAATACTGCCCATCTGTACCCGTAGAAACGTAAGAAGTAGTTCCAGAACCGGTTTGATAGGGTATGTTTCCTGACGCACCACCGGCTAAATTAGTAGCCGTAGTCGCAGTTGTAGCTGTTGTTGCAGTTGCAGCATTGCCAGAAATCGACCCAACAATTGTGCTACTGACCGTCAGACCAGACAGGGTTCCGACCGCCGTAATGCCCGTGTAAGAGCCTGAGATCCTTGCAGAATCAATGGTTCCAGAGGTTATCGCAGAAGCCGCAATTGCTATGCTCGTATTGGTTACGCTTGTCAGTTGGCCTTGGGCGTTGACCGCAAAAACCGGAACGGCAGAGGCAGAACCGTAGGTAGCCGCGCTTACCCCGGTGTTGGTGATGCTAAACGTATTGCCAGCAAGGCTTAGTCCTGTCCCGGCGTAATACACCCCAGAAACCGCTAGATTGCTCCAAGGAACCGCCGTGACCCCAAGAGTGCCTCCGGGCTGGGCGTAGCAGTACCAAGCCGACCCGCCTTGATTTCCTTGCTCTACAAACACAATAGCTGAGACCAACTCATCCCAAGTATTTGCGTCTGCGCTTCGTGACCAAGGGCCGCTGTCGGCAATGTAAATACCGTTATCAGCCGCTGTTGACTGATTCTTGACTAAAACCCTATTGCCCGCAACTACGGAGACCGTGTCGATGGTCTGAGCGCCTGAGAGGGTGATATTTACCGTGGTTGCCGCAACTACTGGCTCTTTCCATTGGATACCGACCGCCAAAGAGTCAACATAGATTTTATTGCACAGGTCATTATTTCCGCTTGGGGCGTTGGTTGCCGTTGCGGTTGTAAACGCTCCCGTGGTCGCTGACGTTGCCCCAATAGTCGTACTATCAATCGTACTATTGGTAATCGTCACCCCGTCTAAAATTGGGCTTACAGGGGCAAAAAAAGGCGTTCCAGCAGGGCCAATTAAGCTGATGCAATCATAGGGTGGCAGGGGCTCAAACGTCCCCTGAACCGGCACTATGTTGGTGGTTATGGTTTTGGCAGTCGAGTTCGACATGGTGAATCCTTATTCGGTAGCCACCAACGTAATGTACAGAGTGTTGGTTCCTGATGAGATAGCCTTGATGTACAGATCCGGGGCTCCGCAATCAACAATCATTGGGTAAATCATGTTTCCGGGTAGAACTAGCGCCCCAGAGCCACCCGTGGCCGCAATCGCGGGAGTGTCCATGTTCGTTGAGCTTGTGCCAAAGGTCACGCCAGCCTTGCCCGTCCCGGTGTTCAAGAGAGCCACGCGGTAGGCGCGGGTTGGGGTGTTGGGAACGATTTGTAGGGCAGACGATGCCGCAGTTGTGAGATCCAACGCAAAGGTTGGGCTAAGAATTTTGATTTGGTTCATGGGTCACCTCAGATGTTGGTTGTGGAATTATCCTACTTTTCAGCCAGTTTCCAATATGTCCTTCAAAAACTTTTAGGCCGGTATGACCCATTCCGATTTCTGGGTCTATCCATACCTTTTCCCCTAGCTCTCGCCACCTCATACAGAACGAATAATCCTCGCCATATCGGTGTTTTTTGCGGACATCTAGGTGGGGCTCAAATAAAGGCCAAAACTCGCCATCAACAGCCTTTTCATGTACCCAAGTGCTTGGGTGGGCTTCAATCATTTTGGCTATGCAATTGCGAGAAATCTTCATAAATCCAGTTGCTACGCACTCTACCTCAAGCAAACCGGTCTCTGGGTCTGCCCAAAGTTCCTTTTTGCTCTGATCCCAACGGACAGTCCAAGACAGGGGGTCAACCCGATACGGATAGACACCAGCCACCAAGTCCACGGGGTGATCAATGATTCTTAGTAAACCACCGCGCTCCCAGCAGACATCGTTATCCACAAAGACCAACATATCGCAGTCGGACTTATAGAAATTGGAAGCAATTACCCCTCGGCAATCAGCAATAGCAGAATTACCGACATCATCAACAATAGTAAACCTATCACCACGGTTAACCAAGGCAATAAGGTCATCAATAAGGCTATGAACGGTTCCAATGTGGACTACTCCTGTGTAAGTCGGCAGGGCAATCATTACGTGCTTCATGGATTCTCCAAAAAAAGAAAAAGCCACCCCTTGTGAGGGTGGCCTTCTCGGTCATACGAACATCTTAGGCGGTTATGCCAATGTTCTTCAACGCGGTAATAACGCTGTTAACCGCAGTTGCGATGGCGGTTCCAGTTGCAGAGTCTGAAATCGTGGTGATTGCAGATGCCTGAACAACTGGGGTCTCGCCGTAGAAACCAACTTTGCCAGTAGCGATGCCCAATAGGACACCGTCAGAGGCGTTACCGTTAAATAGGTAGTTGGTCGTTTGGGTACTTGCTGCGCCGGGATTTGACATGATTTAGGTTCCTTTCCTAATTAAGCCGCAACTCGGCAAGCGAGTTCGGGGTAGAGGGGAGCCCAACCGTACAGAACGTCTAAGCGGGTGGGGATCGAGTCGTTGTTGATCGTGTATTGGCGAACAACGCGGATTGAGAGACCCAACTGCTTGTCGCTTGCACGACCAGCAAAGTGAACACCGTCCGGTAACTCAAGGTCGGCAGTCGCTAACGTGAACGCGTTCTTGTGGAACACCAAGTTCTGCGGGCTGACAACACCGGTCTTGTTGAACGGTGTAACAACTGCGGTCGAAGATGTTGCGAGAACGGATACGTTTTGGAACTGACCAGCCGTGATGATAGCGGGCGATACGGTTACGGAAGCAGAGCCACCGGAAGTAATCGTCACGTCAGCGGTCACGACAAAGTTACGCAGAACATTACCGCCGTATGGCTGACGGTTCTGTGGGTTGACTGCATATACGCCAGCAATCTGGATGGTATCGCCTTGCTTTAAGCCAGCGTTAGCGGTAGCAGCCGCGATTGTGATCGTGGATGTAGAAGCCCAACCAGTTGTCAGCGAGCCGGTAAAGGTCGTTGTGTTGGTTGAAAGAGTTGCGGTCGAATAAGAACCGTATGTGTGCGACACAATGTTCTGATCCATGTACCAGTTCATACCAATGGTGTCTTTGCCCATCATGCCCTTCTCGTACTGACCAGAGATAGTGCCTTGTGGGTTAAAGAGACCTTTGAGCGAGCCAACGATTGACGCACCGGTAAAGGGGTCAACAACGCAAGAACGCTTGCCATCACGGGGTGAGCCTTCACCGTCCAGATAAGCCTGTGCGGTCAAGAACGTAGCGATGTCAGAGGGTACAACTCCAGCCGTTCCCACCGTGTTAGCGGTGTTGTCGGTAGCCATTGTCGTGCCATCAAAGTCCATTTTGTTGGCGATAGCAGCGATTGCGGGCTTCAGAACGCGGTCAGAGAACATATCCAACGACAGAGCCAGATCCTGTGTGGTGAACTGGGTATCAACGTGGAACTGGGTTGAGAGGGTAACGGGGACGGATGTCTCGTTGAAGTCCTCTACGTTAAGCGCAGGGCCAGTAGTACCGATAAAACGACCCGGACGGCGGACGTTTACGGTGTTACCAATCTTAGCGCCAGTAACCGCAAATTGCTCGTCATAAGAACGGTCAACGCGGGCCGTGAACGTAAGTTCGTTTTCCAAGACCATCAACGCCTCGTTGGTGATCATGGAGATGGTTAGCAAATTATTTGCCATTTTTAATTCTCCAAAAAGGTTAAGGTTGCCCTATTACCGAATCTTCCCCGCAAGGCGAGCAGCCTTCCATTGCTGGTAGGTTCCATGAAACGCTCGGTCTGAATCCAAACCGGTGTCCACGGCGCTACTGCTTGCCTTGATAGGCGAAATCGGCGCAGGGGCGTTCGATTTCTTAGCCACAGGTTCCTTTTTGCTAGGAGTCGCGGTTTTCTCAAACTTTGCCTCCAACTTCCCAATCTCACGCAATTGCGCGGTCAATGACTTCTCCGCTAGGGAACGTGCGTAGTCCGGGTTGTCGGCTAGGTAGTAAAGGATTTCAGGCCCAAACTCACTATCAACAATCGATTCCCCAACCGGTGCGCTAACTGGTATATCCCCAGCAGCCGCGATTGTGTCCTCATAGTCCGGCAGATTTGCCTTCGCACTTTCTACGCGCTTTTGGAACTCGACCTGTTTACGGCTCTGTTCTTCTTGCGCCTTGCGAGACATTTCTTGTTCATCGCGCTCCCGCAACCGCTTGTCAGTAGTCCACTCAGCCAGAGCTTCAGCATATTCCAGCGCATCATTAAACTGGCTTGGATCGGGTTTAGGGTCTGGATCTGCCGGTGCTGCTTTCGCAGGGTTAGCCTTAGTCTCCAGTTCCTTAATCCGATTCTCCAGTTCTTGACGGGCTTGGCGCTCACGTTCCGCTTCTTGGCGGGCCGCTTCACGCTGCTTAGTCAGTTCTGAAAACCGCTTCTCAAGTTTTGGGTTTTGCTTCTTTTCACCTGTCGCAGCCTCGGTTTCGCTTGGTTCACTCGCCTCGGTCTCAACCACCGGCTCCGCTGGTGCGGCCTCAATGGGAGTTCCATCTGACGCTAAACCTAATTTTGCTAACGAAAACTCAGCTAAATTCTCACTCGTTACAACTGTTGAAGCCTGTTTCCGGGCCTCTTGTGCTGCTTCAGACATGGATTACTCCAAGAATAAACCCAATGAACCCATTGGTAGGTAATTCGTATTACAAACTGTTTCCCAATAGTTGTCAACTATTTGCTATTTGTTGTTCCTGTTGTAGAAACGGGTTCGATGACTGATTGACTTCAGCTTCCGCAAACGCGGCTACTTGAGCCTGTTCCGCATCCTTCTCGGCTATGACCTGACGTAGCTCGCCAATGTCCATCCGCTTCAAGAGCATCTTGGTTACCGCGTCAAGCTCGGCCTTATTCTGATTGGCCTGAGAGTTCATAATCTGCTGGTTGACCTTGGCCTCGTTGATGGTGTCGGTGTTGTACGCCCGCGAGGTGACATCCATGAGCTTGCGCTTGGTCTCGCCCTCTTGTTTCATCATCTCAACGTCACTTCGGTACTGCTTCTCAAGCTCCATAGCCGCAATCATCTGTTGCATATCGGCAATCTGCTTTTGGGCTTGCATGAGCTGCATTTGGATCTGGGGTGGGATCTCGGACTTCTCGTCAATCTGGGCCAGCGGGTTGTTCGCCGCCAGACGGTCTGCAATGACCTCGGCCCCCGGAAAGTCCATGTTGCGGAACACCAAGTCACCCGCAAGGTTAAAGAGTTCCTGATTAGTAGAGATCATGGGCATCATGGCCTCGACAGCTTCCTGACGCTTGCTCTGGTAGCCGGGGCCGGTGTCCATATAGACATCGTATTCACCCACAGTCACGTCATTAAGAACCTTTTCCACGCCCATCTCGTCTTGAGTCCGTTGGTTCAGGGTAACCATCTCAGGTTGCCCATCGTAGCCAATAATCCGCAGTACACGCTCCCGGTCGTAAATCTTGGGGATCAAGTCTAGGATGATCCGACCCGTGTGCTTCATAGACCGCACAAGGTTGTCGTAGTAGTGGAAATTGGTCATGTCCTGTTGCATCTGCTGACCGCGTAGAGCCTTGCCAGACATATTGCCTTGGGGCAATTGGGACGGATCAAAGATACCGACTACTGACTGTAAGTCCTTATCGATAGACATCGCGGCCGCAATAACCCCAGCGGGCGGCGGCTCTGGCTGGAGACGCTGTGGGGCTGGGGCTTCCTTGCCATTGATGTCAGTTTGCTTGTAGCGCAAGACCGGCATGGACTTGATGTTGGCTTGCGCCCACTCGTTCTCATGGCCTTCGTCCTGACCTTCAGCTAAGAGCCACTTGGCCTTGGGAGCCAGAGCTATGCTCTCGGTCAAGCTGGTCTGCCAATAATTGTACATACGTTGCGCGTCCTTGGCGTTCCGCACTAAGCCGTACTTCTTGCGCTTGTCCTCAACCGTAAGTTGCTGACCGTAGACCGGAACCACGGGAATGTAGCGCCCTGACCAATCGCGCTCCTCAAGGATCTCAAGTCCTGTGAGCTTGCACCACTTGATCTGCTTACGCATGGTCTCGCGCTCGCCCACCACCATAATCCCTGCCGCAGCTAGGATCTCAGGGCTTGGGGCCTCGTCCTTGTAAACCTTTGTCCCGTCAGATAGGAGCAGTAACTTGGTCTTTTTGCGTTCAACGTAAAAATACTCGGCAACCCGGATGTCCTCTTTCTGTACCCAATCGGGGTCAAAGTCACCCGTTCCGCGCTGGTTAAAGTCACCGCCGTCATCGGCTCCGGGGTACTGAATCTTGAAGTCATCCTTAGACATCAAGGTAGTGATCAAGACCTTCTCAGCGTCTGAACCGTCAGGCTGGATGGAATTGGGGTCAAAGTAGACTGAGAAAGGGTTGTCGATAGGACGGATGTAGATTTCCTGATCAAAGGAATCCTCACGGACGTAGTCAGTAATGACCCGCCAGTAGCCCCAGCCAATCCGCACCGCGTACTCACCGGCGGTATCGTAGGCCGTGTCTGCGTCTGAGTTGACTTCTATGTGCTTGAATATCCCGGTGATGACATCCGCAACCTTTGCGTTGGCCTCGGAGTTCATGGAGTGAGCCCGCATCCGGGGGCGGGACTGACGCATCTGGTTGACTATCTGTCTGACGTAAGCGTCTAGCTTATTGATGGTCAGGCACGGTCTGGCTTCAAGGTGTCGGGAGTTTTGAACCTCGATGGGCCATTGGTCACCAGAGGAAAACTTCAGGTCATCGAGACCCTTTTGCCGATTCTCGGTGTCGGCCTCATTAGAAAATTTAAGAAAGTCTATGGCTTCCTGTATGCGGGAATCCGCAGGGATAGCACTCGGAACGTCTACTTTTGCCATGTTTTAGCCCATCCATGAGCCCGGAATTTGGTAGACCGGCTTCTTTGGCCCTGCCTTCCGGGGTTCGTTTACCACCAATCCAATGTACCGAAACGCATCCGCACCATGCGAATAGATGTCATGCAGAGGCGATTTCGAGAACTGTTTCGTATCTGGATCAACATCATACCGATAGTGCCTCAGACATTGTAGCCCCTGATAGCAATTTTCTTTATCAAAGTAACACTTCTGGAAAATCGTGCGGGCCGCGTTAATTGAGTCCGTGACCGGCACTCTCGGTAGGATCTGAACCTTATAGTTTGCTCCCCTGACTATGTCCGCAATCGACCGACCGGCAGCCGCCAAGGTCGTGTTCTCCGCGTCATGGGGTAACCAGATGGTGTCGTAAACGTAGCCCAAAGACTGAAGCTGGGCCAAGTAGTAGCTCATGGTCTTTTGGTTGTCCTCCAAGTATCGGATCAACCGGATCTCAAAGCCTATGAACTGTACAAACCAGATGGCCGTGTTGTCTGCCCAACCCAAGTCAAATACCGCGTGGACGGGCTTGATAGCATCGTAGGGAACTTTGGTGATCCGACCGTCCATTTCTGCCATGTTCATCTCTTGGGCAAAAACAGCGCCGTCTACTGTCCGTCTGCATAAGCCTTCCCAGACGTTTAGGTAGGCGTTGTGGTCGTGGATCTCTAGGTTCTCCTTTTCCTCCCGCAGGGTCTGGGGGAACCACGGGTTATCTCGCCATGTAATCTTCTGGACTATCGCGTTTTCAGGCGGGCTGATCACAAAACGCTGGTAGGTTTCGTCAGTCTCTAGCTCCGGGTTAAAAGTGACCCATATCTCTGAGTTATCCCTACGGATGGTTGGGATCAGGACGTTCCAGCTAGTCTTGGAGATGGTCTGGGCTTCCTCGCACCAGCAGATGTCTACGCCCTCAAAGGACTTGATAGACATGATGTTGTTCTTGAGCCCCGCAAAGAAGAACTCGGTTCCGTTCTTGCCCTTGATCGAGGTGTTCGTGACTTCGTAGAACTCAGCCAGACCTAGAGCTTCAATCTGGTCGGCTAGGAGCTTATGGACTGAGTCCTTAATTGAGACCTGAAACTCACGGGCGCAGAGAATTCTAAGGGGGTCTTTGGCTCCCTTGATCAGTAGGGCTCTGGCTACCCCCCAAGACTTTGCTCCACCTCGGCCTCCGTAGAGAACCTTGTACCGCTTGGCCTCAAATAGGCACGCAAGTTTTACCGGGAACTCTGCCTTGGCTACCGCCTGTTCCAGCAGCTCGCGGTCAGACATCTATGGTTTCTGGCGGTTTAATGAACGTGACCTGAATGGCGTTCAGTATCGGTGAGCCGTCAGCGTTCTCCATCTGGTTAATCTGGATCGCCTTGCCGTCTAAGCGGTCTATGACTTCCTTGACAGCCCAAGCCTCTCCAATCTCAGCCGCAGTCAAGAGCGTTTCTACTATCTTGGGTAGTCTCTGAGGGTTCTGTACCAACGCTTTACGCAAAGCATCATGGAACATCTTCCCCTTTACAGCATTTGTATTACCTATCGGTGCGGCCATATTGATTAACTCAATCTATAAGTTCCTGACACGGAATTGGAAATGTAAACTA